GTTTGGATATCCCATATTTGGTTTCGCCTCCGGGGTCTCGTGGGTCGTTGACATATCCACCCTCATGCGAAATCAGCTTGTCAAAACACTGGTCAAACCAAGTCATTTGTCGGCCTTTCGTGCTAGTCCTTCATGGATGGCACTTAGCATCTCTACGTGCCTATCTTCGGAGCGTCTAGCGTGTTCTTCCAGCTTGTCGAATATCTTAGCGATGTGCCCCCGCTGGGTCTCCATCTCGCTAATGATGCGGCTATCTTCCTCTTTGGCGAATCGGATAGCTTCTGTCACACGATAGTCGATGTGTTCCATGAACTTGTCACTCAGTTTGGATTGTCCCTGAGATGCTTGTTCTTTTAGCTTTTCGTGCGCTTCTCTGATCGCCTTATGCTCGGCTTCGTTATGGTTCCATGCCCATGCCGCTAGACCTGAAAGGGGTATGAGAACCCAGTCTTTAATGATTTCAAACATTGAAGGCTCTACGTTCATCATTTACCCCATTGATTTGATATGGTTAGGCGATATTGAGTTGATCTCTTTGGCAATAGCGGCAGCGAGTAACCATCGCTCATGCTCATGTTTTCCGATTATGCGTTCCAGCGTGTGGGAGATAGTCCACTCCCCGCGCTTAGGCCAGCCGAAGACTAGCGCCCATGTGGTATGTGCGATAAACACGTCAAGAATGAATGCGGGAATTACTGCCCAGCAATGCCACCACTTCCCACCGTCTACGCACTCTAAAGCGGGTTTTAAGAGGATGAGAAATAGGAATATCACAGCAAATCCCTAAGCGCTTTAATCTGGTTATCAAAGGCTTTGACTGCCTGATAGCCGGGGTTTACTGCTAGAACTTCAGCCGGTGCGTTTAGCTCCATGAATGTCAGCATAAACTCCCGAGTAGCGCGGGGCATAAGTTGCTCGGTTTCGAGTTGCTTGATTTGTGCCTTGATAGCTTCTTTTGGATTCGCAGAAGGAATTAGTGCAAGTGTGTCTAATTCTTCCTGCGTGTAATCCCTCGCAGTTTCTTCGCCGGTAGCTAAGTTGATTACGCGAATCATAATTAGCCCTCATACAAGATGTTCACGCTACCCGCATCAAACGTATCAGTGCCGTTTACAGTGGTGAACCGTAGTCGGTCAATCGTTCCAGAGAGAGTTACAGAGCCGCCCGAGAAGCTGCTATTGTTTGCAGCATCAAAGGCGCTGATTCCAGACGATACCCATACATTACTGCCAAGCGTTTCAAATGTAATGCGCCCACTTTGAGCGTTTGCAGCAACGGTATAGCCAGTCACAAGGAAACCGGCAGTAGACGTTGCGATAGGGTTTGTCGGGTTGTTAGCGTTTGACAAATAGCCTGTATTTTGTACAGAGCCTGCGCCAAGCTGAACAAGCATGTTACTGGTTCCGCTAGTGCTCACCCTATTAAGCAGCAGTGTTACGCGCTTCACCCATGAAGGCAAGCCGGTAAAGTCAATCGCTGTGCCGCTTGTAGTGTTTACGATTGTCCCAAGTGTCAGACGCGCATCAACGGGAGTACCTCCAGCACCTTGCACCAGTGTTGGAGTGCTGGCCCATGTTCCCGCAGTGGCTTGAGTAGATGTGACATAACCTACCACCCGATAAGGGACATTAGAACGCGCTGTATTTGAATAGAAAACACTGCCACTTGTAGCCGCGCCACTAATAGCCGTTGTGTTTATAAGTCCGGCCTCGTTTAGTGAAGCAGCGCCATCTGCATTGATAACGGCCAGCTCTACAGTTCCGGCGTTGTCAATTGCAACAATCGCGATTCTGGAAAGAATGCCGCTAACGGTTCCCAGTGTCGCAGTGCTTGGGACAATCAAGCTAATAGCTGTGGGCACAGTCCGCTTATTCGGTACGCCCGTTGTCAACGTGGTGGAGCGAAACTCCAGCACAGTGGGGTTTAGTCCAACGGTCAGCGCGTTACCTGCTACGGAGGCTGTAACAGGTTGAATCTGGTTAACCGTGGGAGGCAGTTCCTCTACTAGCGCCTGAGTGGTGCTAATCAGCGTTACACGGCTTCGATGGTTAGTAGGAATATCACCGGCTTGGATGTTGACATATGCACCTGTAACGTCTTGTTTTACCAAGTTCGGGGGCGTTGCAACACCGCTAATTGTGATCGTAGGAGTAGCGCCAGAGGCTGTATGGAATGTTACCCAAAACGTCTGATTGGCAGCATAAGCCGTGATTGCTGGAGAGGGGGTAAGCGTGTAAGCAGTGCTAGTGCCTGCGGTAGTCGCCGCGATTAGGTTAGCAGACAATGCGGAGCCGTCTGCCTTTTGATAGGCAACCACCTGCCAGCCACCAGAGATAGGAACCGCTATCAGCGAGTCCCCCGCAGCCGTGGTGATGTTTGCCGCCGTGGGAAGTACCAAAGTGGCGGAATGCGTCAAAAGTACGGCACCTGAGAAAATTAGGAAGCGCGGCCCGTTATAGTTCGTTCCAAACGAAGTTACACCAGTTGTACCTGTCACCCGTAGAAAGTTGGTTAACTGTGCGCCAATGTCTAAAGTAGCAGCAGAGGCAATATCCGTCAGAGTGCCTTGGCTGAATAGCTGCTCATACCGGAGGGATTGACCAGTACCAGAGCCAGCGGCAAGGTTTGTCAGCTTGTTGCCGCCCATTTGCAAATTGCCGGTAATGGGGGTTTGTCCGTCGGCGCTAATAGATTGCTGAATGGCTGCGGCTAGGTCTGTAAGCGTCGCATTCCAATCGGTAGCCGTGGCAGCTACTCCATTGATTGCTGGATTAAAACTGTTTGATGGAGCCGTGTAGCCCCCTGAACCATTCCTCGGCATAGTTTGCTTTCCTTTTCCATTTCATGGCATAATTGGCTTACTTTAGGAGCCTATATGCCGTTTAAAAAACCTCACCCACTGTACTCATGCTGGCACGGAATGATTATTCGATGCGAGCAGCCAAACTTTAAGCAATTCTCTAGTTACGGAGGCAGGGGCATAACCGTTTGTGATCGTTGGTCTATTCGTGGCGGCGAAGGTTTTAAAAACTTTGTATCCGACATGGGGGAAAGGCCGGAAGGTCACACGCTTGACAGAATAAACAACGATCTTGGCTACTCTCCAGAAAATTGTAAATGGTCTACTCGTTCCGAGCAGCAATTGAACCGAAGAAATACCAAGTTTGTTGTTATAGATGGCAAGCAATACAAATCCGCAGAGCTTGCAAAAACCATTGGAGTAAAACCGGACACAATCGTGGAAAGAGCGCAACAAGGTCTTTCCCTTGGAGAGGTTCTTAGCAAGAATAGAAGGGTCTACAAAGATGGTCTTGCGCTTGGAGGAAAAGCTAACGGAGCGCGTCAAAAGGCAAAAACACATTGCCCAAAAGGACATGAATACAGCGAAGCTAATACGAGCATTAGCAAGCAAGGCTTTAGAAAATGCAAAAAATGCCACGCAATTAGAGAGGCAAACAAGCGAATGATTGCTAAAAATTCCGCCTGAGCCATTTCGGGACATATTTGATTCCTTTACACTGTAGGCATGACGCCCGAACAAATCTCATTCGCTATCGCGCTAATTTTAAAGCCACTAGCAGCGGCTCTAATACTATGCTTCTTGTATTTCATCAGAATCATGGTGATTCGTCATTTTCCTGAGTGTTGGTTGAAACGCTTATTCTTGATTCGCTTGAATAAGCCCCGGCACTGAGGAACCGATAGCCGCACCGCCTCTGCGAAGCCCTTGGACTAGAGCTTGCATTTGTGGTGTAACCATTCCGGCTTCCATCAATTGCGCGGCTTGTTGCGGGTCTAACAGACTTTGTGCAAGTTGCGCAGCCATGCGTTCATTGGCATCACGATAAACCACTTGCCCTGCTTTCTGTGCAAGGTTTCCAACTACTCCAAGTGGCGCAAAGTTAGTCACCATTGCAGGCAAACCGCTTTGCTGCATCATGTTACTAAACGCCATTTTTTGAACCGTGTCAGAGCCTACGCCACGGCCTGCGGTTTCAGCAAAGTTAGCTCGTGCCAAGTCATCACGCAAAGCATTCATAGATTGAAGCTGTGCAGGCTCCAAGGTGTTTTCAAGCGTTGCACCTTTGAATCCGGTAGCAGTCTGCGCCGTTTCATCGCTCAGTTTTCGCGCAAATTGCGATGGCATGATTTTGCCAGTTAGCGGATTGACAGAACCCATTAATTCCTCACCCACCGCCATCTGATTAATAGGGCGTGAGGCTTGCTGATAGGCATCGCGTGATGCGCCATAAACAGGGGATATAGCGTCCATCTCTTTCGTGAGAGTGGTTTTCATATCCATCAAAGCAGACTTTGCATTGCGTCCTAGTGCATTTGTAGCAGTAGGCTCCAATGCGTCATCAATGGCTAATTTGAGATAGTGAAGTCCATCAATAGAAGTCAATGGGTTGCCAATATCAACACCCTTATCTGCGGCCATGCGTTTTGCATCGTTGATAAAGCCAGCGAATGAAGGCCGCTTTGCCAAGTCTTCTAGAGCCTTAGTAGGTCGAATCGCCAATGCTGCGGATTGCGCTTCGGTTCTAACTGGAGCGTTACCCAATGAGCCAAGGCCAGCAAATTGAGCGTCTTTTGCAATCTGGTCTTGAATAGCCAATTCTCGGCGCATCAAGTCAGAATTACGCGCACGGCTATATGCCACTTCTGCCGCACCTTGTCGGGCTTGCAATGCTGCTTCTTTTGCTGTTTTGTCACCAGCTAAATTGCGAAGGGCAGCAATACGCGCCTCATTGTTAGCGGTCTGACGTGCAGCTACTTGGTTCATAGCCACGGGGTCTGCTGCTGTAGCTGTGCGCTGTAATGCAGCGATGCCGGGGTTGTTTGCAGCTTCGGCAGCGGTAGGCAGTGAGCCGGGGACTAGCTCTTGTGCGCCTCGTAGATTGCGGACTACCTCATCAGCATTACCGCCCGAAGCCGTGCGCAGTGTGCGCCCCATGATGGCATTGCGTCCACCTTCATAAAGCGGATCAATAAAAGACCTAGCCACTTGAGCGCCACGCACCGCAACGGGAACCGCAGCGCCAGCACCAGCACCGATAGCCACGTTTTTAAATCGCTCACCCGCGCTTGTACCGGGTTGCAATGCGCCATAAGTTGCACCAACAGCAGCGGAGCCGGGAATAGTTGCCGCACCGGGAATAAATGCAGCAGGGGCAGCGGCAATCACGTTGCCGGTGATGTTGCCAGCCATACCCGCGCCGGTATTCATCAAAGGAGCATCGAGGTTGCGGCTTTCTTGAATTTGCTCATTAGACATGCCGCCCATGCCTTGAGGCAAATACTGCCTTACGCCTCTGGCAATGTCGTAGCCAGCTTTACCCATGCCAGCTAGGAATTTGTCCGTGCCACTCATTCCCACCGTAGGGTCATATTTTGCGCGGTCTTCCTCTAGCTGCTTTGCGGCTTTATCTGCTTTTGATGCACCAGAAAATGCGGCAGTAGCGGCCTGAATTAGCTGCTCATCTGTAGCGCCTTCCGGCCCTTCAATCTTGAGAATTGAACCGTCTGGGGCTTGTACTTTGTAGATTGGCATTAGCGTACTACCTTAAATCCAGTAGGCATTGATGACTTAGGTGCACCAGCGTCCTCGGGCGCTTCAATTTGCAAATACGGAAGAATCGTAGCGGCCTGCGGATCACTCTTAAGATTCGATATATTGCGCTCATGCGTAGCAATACGGGCGCGTGCAGTTTTGCGAATTGCACCAAGGAACGTTTCAAGTTCTGGCTTGGTAAATTCATTGATCTGACCGGCTTCTGCCTTGCGAAGAATAGCGCGCTCGCTTTCTGTGATCTGGCCTTGACCTTTCATCTGACCGGCAGCGGACAATTCTTGACGTGCCAAGCCTTGGATAACGTCGCGTGTCTTTTGCAGCGTTTCTGTAGTGTCTTTGCCTGCGATGCCAAGGGTTTGCCCAATCTGGGCCAGTGTAAGGCGCTGATTCGCCAATGGCCCTACAAGCGCTTTGCTTAGGCTCTGGCTGATCTGGTTTGCGTTGTTAAGTGTTTGCACTGCGGACTGCGCTTGCTCAAACCCCTTTTCAATCTGACCGGATATGCTAGTTCCAAGCCCTTCGTAAAACTTTTTATCGGGCATGTTTACGGTTGCAATGTTCTTTGCAGCGCCTGCGGCAGCTACGCGAGACTTAGCGCCAATTAATGCCTCATTGGGCACTAGCTTTCCGGTAACTGGGTCTGGAATTAAAAGATCAGAGGCCAAGTCAGCTTGCTTCGGTATGGGATCACTAATGGGTTGTCCAGTAATCGAATCAACCAATCGACCATTAATGACTACGCCCTTGTTTTTGCCGTAGTTTTGCGATTCGTAATAAGACTTTACCAGTTCAGCAGGTACACCAGCCGCCAATGCCTCTTGAGGCGTTTTTGCAGACTGCAATACGCCCATCATTGTTTTACGCTGCTCAAGCTCTTGTCTCTTTTTATACTCATCCTGAGCCGTAGTTAGCGCCCCCTGCATTCCCATTTGTTGGAACTGCGGGAACTGCGAGCCAGCCGCAACACGATAAAAGTCATCCATGCTTCCGGCCTTAACTGGCATCTGGATAGGCGCGTTTACGTTGCCTTCATCGTCATTAGGCGTGAGAGGTTGTACAGTCTCTGCGGGTTTGCCACGTAGCGCGGTAATCATGGCGTTCATGTCGCCCTGCATGGCCTCTTGTTTTTTTGCTTGCAGGTCTGTCAGCTCTTGGTTTGCTTGCTGCTCACCTTTAAAACCGCCGTAACCGCGAAGGCCAGCCGCTAAGTATTCCAGCGGATTAGCTGCGATGTATCGCCCACCCACCATGCGTCCTTGCGGGGCTTGTTGGTCTTGTTGTTGCAAATACTTTGCCCGTTGCTGGGCAATGAGCTTTTCTTGTTCGTCGTAGTTCATCGGAACAATCCTTTTGCACCTTGTACCATTGAGCCGCCTGCACCGGGCAATCCTGCCAGCCCCATGCCTACCCCAAACAATCCAGACATCATGCCGCTAGTTTGTGCATTGGCTGCGTTTGTGGCATCCATATCCGCTTGGTATTGCGACTGAGCCGCTCCTAGGTAGTTTGCGCCTTGTGTCTGGCCTTGCTGTGCGTAACTTTGGAATTGTGGAGACTGCACCTGAGCGCCAGAGCGCAGGGCGTTTACCAAGTTCAAGGGCCGGTCTTGGACGTATGCTTGCTCCTGCAATGCACTTGCGCGGTTTGCTTGGTCTAGGCTGATACCTTGGAGGGCCGCTTGCAATTGGAGGTCATTGGCGCGTTGTCCCTGCGCGGTCATCTCTTTCCCGTAAGCCTCAGAGCCTAGGGTGATACCTTGGTTTGCCAGTCGTGTGCGCAGTGCTTCGTCTTGTTGCGACAATTGAGGCTGTAGGCGAGACATAATCGCTTCTTGCGCAGTCTGTCCTACGTTGATTGCACGGCTAGGCAGTTGAGACATATCCAATTCAGGGTTAGCGAGTAGCCCTTGAACCTTGTCAAAACCCTGAGAAGCTGTATCGGCGTATTTGTCCGATAGCGCCATTTGTTTGTCTAGCGTTGCCTGAGCTTGTGGCGTGAGGGTCTGGGTTTGCTCCCATGTACCGTCGCCTAGTTCTTTGTAGGTCAGGTTTCCATAGGGTGTATATTGGTTGACCCGATTAGCGCGAGTAGCGTATTTAGCCGCCTCAAGGTTGCCTGCTGCGGTTTTTTCTGCTGCTGCTGTGTAATCAGGTGCGGCTGGCGCGCTCTGTTTGCCCATGATACTTATCCTCTAAAAATCTACATTCGGACTTGAACATCCGGTATATAAGCAGATCGCCTTCAGGGATAGCCTGAGCTAGTATGGCCTCAAGTGTAAACCCTAATCTGTCCATTAACAATCTGCTTTTCACGTTATCGCTGTGGACTGGTGCGGTAATCCGGTTAACGCCTAGTTGATTCATAGGGTAATCAAAGATCAACCGCAAAAACCCCTTAGTCGCCCACCCTTCATCCCCAGCAATATGGCAGACAATATTGGCCTTGGTGTAGTCCTCGTAAAGAACCCCCGCCACCAGTTGACCGTCTTTTAGCCTGCCTATCGCAGTTCCCCTGCCCTTACACCAATGGCCCCCAGTTTTGGCAGATACCCACGGGCCGACTAAATCGGCGTCGAATGTGACTTCGTTTCCATAGACTTTCAAAGCACACTCTGCCCTTGTTGGTATAAATAGTCGATATTTGTGAAACGCACATCGGAGCCGTTATTCTGGATTTTAAGACGCACCGCCGCAGAGTTACACACGGCCCCTACAGTCTGCCATGCTGTGATGCCCGTTAGACCACCACCCCAAACCATAGAACCCCATACCATCGAACCCCAAACCATACCGGTGGGCGGTGTGTAGCTCAAAGCACCTTGAGGGTCTTGCAGGTTAAAGTCAGTATTCAGTCCATAAGAAACCGAGGGGGTTCCTGTAGTCTGCAAATACGGCCTAACCATCGTGAAGTATTTATTCCGCGCTTTGTTGCCGAAGTAGTTAAATGCGGGGAGTACGTCAGCTTGAATAGGGATGGACACGTCTAGATTACCAGTCCAAGCCTTTTTGATGGAGTTGCCATCCCCGTAATAGAGGCCAGTCGCAGCATTTAGCCACACGGTAGCATTCCAGCCGGTTAGCTTAGTCCATGCGCCTGTGATTGTGTTTTGTGCATACTGGTAATTCATGCCGTTACCCGCTGGCACGTTCAAAATCAGCATGTTGTTATCAGGGTATTGGCAAAGCTGCCAGCCGTAGTTACCTGAGTATGAATTAGCAGCTTGACTGACGGAGTTTTGGATTTTGTCTGTCAGGGCCACGCGTCTATCAACGGATGACGACAACAAGCCCTTACCCAGTGGGAATACGCCTTCCATGCAGTTAATCGCTAGATCACCGCCGAATTTGATACCGCATCGACGCCCCAAAGGTCTGCCAAGGGTAAACACTCCGACTAGGTTCCATGCAGATGCGCTAGAAGGGTCTGTACCAGAGTAAACAGCCACTTCGCCGTTTGTACTGATAATAACAAAATGGTCATCCGAACCGGAGCCTGCGTCAATAGTCCACGTATAGCACGCCTGAATTGACCCGCCCAAACGAAAGATAGAGCCGAGGTCGATAGAGGAAGCCGCGCCTCCTACGGAGTTCACCGGCAGATACCAAACCCGCATCGAGTTTGTTTCGACGAAGAAAAGACGGTTTTTAAATAGCTGCGCGTGAACTAGGGTTGTCGTCGTTACGCCAGTGATAGCGGGAGTAGAGGCGCCGGTAATGGTTGTCCAAGTTGTACCATTCCATAGGCGGGGAGAATCCACCCCGTTAACCATGTAAAGGAAAGAACCGCCCGGAGTCGTGATCTGCGCGTGTTGCCATCGAGCGTTAGTTAGGCCAGTCTGTACTGCCGCACCCACTGCGCCTGCCGTGGTGACGTTGTAGAACGATGTGCCAGCCGCTGCAAATAGCGTTGAACCGCCGGATGTAGGCAGATACTCGACCAATGTCTCTACAGTGCTAGGAAGGCCCGTTACATGGCTTGCAGAGCCTTTGCGGATAGCGAGGTAAGACGGATATGGCCACCAGTTCTCAAGGACTACCGCATCACTCGGAGGCATATCTGCGATGCCGTCCCTGTCGTTAAGGCCAGATACGGGCGCGGGTATGGATGTTGCCGAGGCTTTCATTCTTTCCCCTTGTTGTAAGCGGCAACACCTGCGCCCGTTCCGATGCCAAGCAATCCGAGCAATGCAGGGTCTGCGCGGCCTAGTAAGTCCGACTCGTTGCGGCGCATCGGGTCAAAGGCAGCAAAGCGTGATCGGATTTTTTTAGCATCTGGCATTACAACTACATCACCGCTGACAACAGCTTTGCCTTCTGCTAGCCCATTCTTGATGTTATTCATGTTGAAGATTTCAGGCGAGACTTGGCTCCTGATGTCTGCCATCAAAGGCATAACAAACCCGCCTTCCTCTTTTGTTGGGAGTCCGGGTGTTTTTTCAACGTACCGAGACGCCCCTACTGGATTCTTGGTTGCAAATACTCCTTTGACAAATTTTGTCTTTGACGGGTCAAAGGCATCAAATTCTTTATTTGTCCCATGAAAAAAGTCCTCCATTCCCATAGCATTAGCCCGTTCCATAGGCGTGTTGTCAGGACGCAGCCCTAAGCCGCCTTCGCTCACTGGTTTAGCAGCGTTGCGCTGTGCTGTGGCTAGCGCTTCCTCTTGTGGATATTTAAAACCAACAACTCCCCGCTGCTTGCCTAAAGTAGCCGGAGCCATCGCGTTATCAATCATGCGATTTGCACCCGCTGCAATTTGCGGGGCTTTTGCGACTGCGACAACTGGAGCCAAGCCGCCTAGCACTTCACCCGCCATTTTGGGGATGCCTTCTTTTACCGGAGCCGTAAGCCCTTTTTTCTCCATCCAATCAGAACCGCCTACAGCGTTTTCAGGGATAGGCAGGCCAGCTTTGCGGAGTGCCCATGCTATCGCGTCAACTGGTGCGGATAGGTTAGATGCGGCAGAGTTTGACGCGCTTTGCGCCGTGTCTCGCAGAGCTTGAATGATTGCTTTTTTGTCCATTGTTACCCCAACGTCTTGTTATAATGCAGTTTCATGGCTAGGTTTGCTCCCGAAAACCAGTCGCTCCACTGGCTGCCATGAATTTTACATTTTGGAGCGTTGCTAGGAGCAACAACATGGAAGAAATCTGGAAAGCCGTGCCCGATTACGAGGGTCTTTACGAAGTCTCCAACTTTGGCAGTGTGCGCAGTTTGCCACGAGTCGTATGCAATAAAGACGGAATGCCGGTTGGCAAAAACTCTGGAAAGATTTTGACACTTAGCATTGGTTTGCGCGGAAGGCGTCAAGTGATGCTTTACAAAAACAGAAAATATCAATGTTTTAAAGTTCACGCTCTTGTAATGCTTGCTTTTGTCGGGCCGCGTCCAAAGGGCATGGATATTTGCCACAATGACGGAGACGCATCTAATAATTTGATAACTAACCTTAGATACGACACCCGAGCTGGAAACTTTGCGGACAAACTTTTGCATGGAACTCACCAAAGAGGTGAAAATGCACCTTTTCATAAATTGACAGACAGTCAAATTCACGAAATTAAAAAACTTCGCAGCGAAGGCAAAAAGTGCAGAGAACTTGGCGAAGTTTACGGAGTTCATAAGGTCTACATAAGTCAAATTTGTCGCGGTGTTGTTCGTAAATTTAGTTAGAACTCCACGAGCCATCTGGAATATTGGCGGTAGTCAATAGCACTGAGCTGCCAATAGGAGACAGAGACAATTTTGGAAAACTTTTGTCTTGCGACTTATTGGCTTCAAGTAACGCCCTGAATTCGCCTAAGTCAAAATCCAATGATAGTCCTTTGGCAGCTTTCCAAGCCACTTTGAGGCCAGTAATAAGCAAGCTGTCGGTGAAAATGAAAGTATCAGAGTCAGAATTGAATGTTGTCTGAGCAACGCCGCCAGCAGAGTAAATCCATGCCTTAGAAATATACTCAAAACCAAAAACCAGTCCATTAGGCGGAGGAGGGTTAATCGCGTAAGTGTTGCCGACAATACGAAAGCGCTCACGGGGGCCAGCGTACACAATACCGGACTTGAACGACTGCCAATCCTGCGCGGACTGTGGCCCCATCAAAGGCCAGCGGTTTGTTCTGTCCCACTCAGTCTGCGGAATCTCCCTATCCCAATCTGAGGGCAGGTTG